GGCTGATTGTGCAGGCTGCTCGTCTCAGAGTAAGACTTGATCAGCTCTGGAGAGAAATACAAGAGCACGGTGAGACCGAGATGTTTAGCCAGTCGGAGCGCACAGACCCATATGAACGGGAGCGCCCTGCCGCCCGGCTGTTCACGGCGACGGATAAAAATTATCAAAGCATTATAAAACAGTTGAACGAGCTAACACCACCAAGCAAGACCGGTGGCAAACTGTCAGAGATGATGCAGGATGGATAACTATATCTTGGCCTATTATCAAGCCATACAAAACGGAAGCGTCGTAGTAGGCCAGTGGGTGCACTTGTTTTTTGAGTACGTTGTAAAAGGGCTCCAGACGCAGACATTCTATTTCGCTCAAAAGAAAGCAAATAGAGCAATCCGATTTATAGAAACTTTTTGTCACCATTGTGAGGGCCGCGACGATCTATTAAAGTTGGAACTTTGGCAAAAGGCTGTTGTATCTGTGATATTCGGGATTGTGGGCGCTGATGGGCTGAGATGGTTCCGAGAGATCGTCATTGTCATTGCGCGAAAAAACGGGAAAACATTGTTTGCAGCCGCGATCATCGCCTATTGTGTGTATCTTGATGGAGAGTATGGAGCAAAGATATTTTGCGTAGCCCCTAAATTAGATCAAGCTGATTTGGTGTATTCAGCATTTTGGCAGACAATTCAAAAAGAACCTGAGCTTGCAGAGCTCATCCGGTCACGTAAAGCGGATTACTACATCGAAAGCACAAACAGTAGTGTTAAGAAGATAGCGTTTAACGCTAAGAAAAGTGACGGATTTAACCCACACTTAACAGTCTGCGACGAAATTGCCAGTTGGCCCGGAGACCAGGGACTGAAGCAATACGAAGTTATGAAGTCGGCACTTGGGGCCAGAAAACAACCGCTTATTTTGTCCATCTCCACCTCTGGATATGTCAATGAGGGAATATACGACGAGTTGATAAAGAGGTCTACCCGCTTTTTGCTGGGAGATAGCCGGGAGCGGCGACTCGCACCGTTTTTGTATATGATTGATGATATCCAGAAATGGAACGACATCAACGAGCTTAGAAAAAGCAACCCAAATCTGGGCATCTCCGTTTCGGTTGATTATCTGTTGGAAGAAATTGCGGTGGCCGAAGGAAGCCTTTCTAAAAAGGCTGAGTTTCTTGCAAAATACTGCAATATAAAGCAAAATAGCTCACAAGCATGGTTATCAACACAGGCAATAGAGAGGACCAGTGGGCCGATGCTGCACCTGGAGGATTTTAAAGGCTGTTATTGTGTCGGAGGTGTCGATCTATCCAGAACAACGGATTTGACGGCCTGCGTGGCAATCGTTGAAAAGAACGGACGGCTGTATGTGTTTGCCAAGTTTTTTTTGCCCGCAGAGAAAGTTGATGAAGCCACTGCGCGGGACGGGCTACCATATTCTGCATATATCCAGCGCGGAATTTTGAAACTATCAGGGGACAATTTTGTGGATTACCGAGACTGCTTTGAATGGTTCCGTGGCTTGGTGGAGAAGCACCAGATTTATCCACTTAAAGTTGGATATGACCGTTATACAGCACAGTATTTAGTACAAGATATGGCTCAATATGGATTTCATATGGACGATGTGTTCCAGGGCTATAATCTTACGCCGGTAATACGAGAGACGGAAGGACTTATAAAAGACGGCGTGGTTTGCATAGGGGACAATGATCTGCTAAAAGTGCATCTCTTGGATATGGCGCTGAAAACGGAGGCGGAAAGTGGACGTTGCAAACCGGTGAAGATGGGCGCCAACGCTCATATTGACGGCGGTGCGGCGCTCCTTGACGCAATGACCGTGCGCCAAAAATATTACGCAGAAATAGGCGAGCAGCTTAGGAACGGAGGATAGCATGGGTCTGTTTGAGAAAATATTCAAACGCCCAGCGGCGCGTGGGGATCCGGATGGATTTTTTAAAACGCTGACGGCGTATAGCCCCATTTTTACGAGCTGGAGCGGGCAACTATATGAGAGCGAGCTGGTACGTGCGGCTATCCACGCCAGGGCCACTCATATAGGCAAACTCTCTGTAGGAGTGTACGGCGCGGCGAAGCCGCGTTTGCAGACAAAGCTCAAAACGGGTCCAAATGAGTGGCAGACCTGGGGACAGTTTTTGTATAGGCTATCCACTATTCTGGACTGCCAGAATACTGCATTTGTTGTGCCAGTATTAGATGAGTACGGCGAGGCGGCGGGGATATTTCCAGTACTCCCCTCCATGTGTGAGATTATGCAGTATAGCGGAGAGCCTTGGTTACGTTATCAGTTCCAGGCGGGGCAGTTCGCCGCAGTGGAAATGCGCTATTGTGGTATCATGACCAAGTTCCAATATTCGGATGATTTTTTTGGAGAAAGCAATGCCGCACTTGCTCCGACAATGGAACTTATCAACATCCAGAATCAGGGCATCACGGAAGGAGTTAAGAGCGCAGCGACATTCCGTTTTATGGCGAAATTAAATAACTTCACGAAGCCGGAGGACCTTGCAAAAGAACGGAAACGGTTTACCAAGGAGAATTTGCAGGGTGGAGAAGGTGGGGTGCTTCTGTTCCCCAATACGTATTCAGAAATCCAACAGATTAAGAGCAGCCCGTTTGTTGTAGACGCAGAACAGATGCAGGCGATCAAAGAGAACGTATATGACTATTTCGGAGTAAATTCCGATATTTTGCAAAATAAGGCATATGGAGATGCGTGGTCAGCATTTTATGAAGGCGCAATTGAACCATTTGCAATCCAGATGTCAGATGTTATGACAAAAATGCTTTTCACGGAGCGGGAACGGGCCTCTGGGGCGTTTTTGATGGCGACTGCAAACCGGCTGCAGTATATGAGCAACACAGAAAAGCTCAATGTGTCGGCCCAGATGGCGGACCGAGGTATCATGAACCGTGATGAGATAAGAGAGATTTGGAATCTGCCTCCGCTGCCAAACGGCCAGGGACAAGCCTATACGATCCGAGGAGAATACTATTTGCTAGGCGCGGATGGAAGCGCGACCGGGAAAGGAGATGGCTTAACAAGTGGGGTTAACGGATAAGCAACTTAATCGACTAGAGAATGGACGCGAATACCGAAACATGGTCATGGAGATCAGAGCAGCGGACAACGAAGAGCAAATGCTTGTAGAGGGATACGCGACCACGTTCAATCAGCCTTATATGCTATACGATGGCAAATACTACAAGGTAATTGAGCAAATCGCACCTACGGCCTTCCATGAGTGCGATATGGCAGATGTAATTATGCAGTACAACCACGAGGGGCGAGTATTTGCTCGAAACAAAAACGGAACGCTGTCTCTAACTGTAGATAATGTTGGGCTTAAAATTACCGCAGACCTTGGTGGCACGGATATCGGGAGACAGCTATACCAGGAAATAAAGGGCGGATACACCGACAAAATGTCATTTTCGTTTGTGGTTGGCGAAGATAAAAGAGAAACAACAGAAGACTACGAAAACAGTATTGAAATTGTCAACAGGACCATAACAAAAATCAAAAAAATATACGACGTCAGCGCCGTAAGCATCCCGGCTAATGACCTGACGAGTATAAGTGCCCGGAGATACGCCGACGGAGTGATCGGCAACATCAAGGCGGAGCGACTGGAACGGGCTAAGAAAAAACTTAAGCTTATGTTGGAGGTATAAAAAATGAACCGAAAAGAAGAGATTGAATCTCGCCTCGCCGCTATCAGTGCGGAAATCGATACCGATGGAGCGGACATTGACGCGCTCACCGAAGAGGTACGGGCCTTAAAGGAAGAGCTGAGACAGCTTGATGAGGCCGCCGAAAAACGTAGAAAACTCCGCGAAGAAGTATCCAATGGAGCGGGAGAAGTAATGCGCCGGTTTGAACAACAGACGAAGGCGCGCGCATACGGGGCAGGAAGCGAAGAATACCGGAACGCATTTTTGAAAAATCTGCTCGGTCTTGATATGACCAGTGAGGAGCGAGCAGCATTTGTACATACCACTGCCGATACCACTGCCGTACTCCCGACTACGATGCTCAACTCTATCTGGGATTTGGTGTCCCAGCGGCACGCGATCATGGGAGATATCACGATCTACCGCACAGGTACGATCTTGGAGGTGGTAAAACACACGGCGATCGCGCAGGGCGCTGCGAAAAGCGTATCTGAAAATACAGCAAACGATGACGAGCAGAACACATTTGTGAAAGTGACTCTTTCCGGAAAGGATTTTTCCAAGCACGTTGATATCTCCTACGCTATGGAGCGGATGAGTATTGATGCCTTGGAAAGATATCTGATTGACGAAATCAGCGCGAGCCTCGGTGATGCAATGGCGGATGATGTAGTTACTCAGATCGGGACAGATATGACTGCGGGGAATAAGGTAAACAGCGCGGAAAATAGCGCACTGACCTTTAAAGAGCTGGCGGCGCTGTTTGGGAAGCTAAAGCGGGTAAGCGCTGTAACGGTATATGCGACACGCGCCACCATCTATAACTATCTGGTTGGTATGGTGGATACCACTGGGAGGCCGATTTTCCAGCCCTCCGCACAGGCCGGGCAGGAAGGCGTCATTTTGGGAGCTCAAATCAAAGTTGAGGATTCCGTTGACGATAATGTAGTGCTTGTAGGCGATGCTCGGCGTGTGGTGTATAACATGATCCAGGATATCATGATCGAGAGCGATAAGGATATCAAAAAGCACGTGACAACGTATTCCGGGTATGCGCGTGGGTCCGGTGCGCTGATTGATCCGGACTCCTTTGCGCAACTGACTATTACCACTGATTCGGGGGGTTAACAAGCTATAACCTCGCGCGAGAGCCGGAACATAAGGCCGGGGCCTTGGAGGCGCTAACCGTCAGCCAAATCAAGGCCCTGGCATCCGGCTTAGGTTATAGCATCACAAAAACGAAAAAGGCTGACATTATTTCCGAATTTTTGGAGCAACAGGGGGCATAACGATGCGGGAAAAGGTCAAGCTTGCGCTGCGGATTACGACCACCGCGTTTGATGGCGAAATCGATGACTTGATCGTTGCGGCGATGGCCGACCTCCGTATCGCCGGTGTTACGCAGCAGGACCAAACGGACCCGCTCATTATACGGGCGGTGGTTACATACTGCCGGGCAAACTTTGGCAGCCCGGATGAGTATGACAGATTAAAAGCGTCTTATGATGAGCAGAAGGCACAGCTTAAAACGTCCACCGGATATACTGATTGGGGCGAAGAAAATGGATAGATCAAGAGTACTTACCCTTATCGGAGTAACATATACCACAGATAGCATTGGACAGCGCGTACCGCAGGAAGCGCCGCGCGATGTGTTTTGCAATGTGACGAGTATATCGGCGAGTGAGTGGTTCGACGGGGGACGTGTCGGGTTGAGCCCAGAGCGTCGTGCGATCCTATTCGCACCGGATTACGCGGGAGAGGAAATATGCGAACTGGACGGCGTGCGATATGGCATATATCGCACCTACCTAGGGCATAGCGAAACCATAGAACTGTATCTGGAACGTAAGACCGGGGTGTAACTATGGCGAGAATACCAAGCTCGGAGTTGAGCACCGAAATCGAAAGTGCTCTTGCAGACTATGGGCGGGATACTGCGGACGAAGTAAAAAAAGAAGTGAAAGCCGTAGTGAGTCAAACAATACAACGCCTGAAAAGTACGTCTCCCAAAAAAACAGGGAAGTATGCATCCGGCTGGATCTCAACAGTGGCATATGAAGATAAAGAGGACATCAGGGTAAATATCCATAATAGAAAAAAACCTCATATTGCGCACCTGCTGGAAAATGGGCACGCAAGAATAAACGGAGGTCGCGTAGAAGGCATACCACATATAGGACCGGCTGAGGAAGAGGCAAGACGGGAGTTGTACGGCAAAATAAAGGTGGTGTTGAGGGGGTGACGCTGGAAGAAATCAGACGCGTACTGGACACGACCGGATATCCTGTGACTTATCGGGCATGGCCGGAGGGAGATGCACCCGCACTCCCGTTTATTTGTTACCTCACCCCATATAGCGACAACTTTGCGGCGGACAACGGTGTATATCTGCCTATAGACCATATCAGGGTTGAGTTGTATACAGCGGTCAAAAGCCGGGATATTGAGATAAAGGTGGAGGACGCGCTGTCATGGACCACATGGGAGAGGTCGGAGACCTATATCAACAGCGAGAAGTGTTACCAAATCACATACGAAATTGAGGTGTAGATATGGCTGAAAACAAAGTGAAATACGGGCTCAAAAATGTCCACTACGCCGTACTGACAGAGGGGGAGAGCGGCGTTACGTTTGCAACGCCCGTCGCCATTCCGGGTGCGGTGAATCTCTCACTCTCTGCACAGGGAGATGAGACCAAATTTTATGCAGACAATGGTGCCTATTATGTTACGGCGGCGAACGACGGGTATAGCGGTGACCTTGAGATAGCCTTGCTTACCGACAGTTTCCGTGAGGATATTTTGGGAGAAAATATGGATACAACCGCGAAGGTGCTCACAGAAAACGCAAATACAGAACCGAAAGCGTTTGCTCTGCTGTTTGAGTTTGACGGAGACCAAAAGGCCACCCGGCATGTGCTGTATAATTGCAAAGCCACTCGGCCCACTATGGCAAGTCAGACGACCAACAGCGCGAAAGAGCCGAACACTGACACTCTGACCATTACGGCGTCTCCTCTTGCAAACGGGAACGTAAAGGCAAAGACCACCTCCGAAACCACGGAATCGGTCTATAGCGGCTGGTACGGGAATGTGTGGATGCCAAGCGAGGGCGGCGCATGACAACGACAGTTATGATCGATGGAAGAGCCATAGCCTTTAAAGCTACGGCAGCAGTTCCGCGACTGTACAGGCTGAAATTTCGCAGAGATATCATGCTGGATATGCAGGAGATCGATAAGGCCGTGAAAAAGGCGGAGGACGGTGAGGAGGCAATTCCTCCTCACCTCCTGGAAGTGTTTGAGAATATGGCGTTTATTATGGCGAAACATGCAGACCCGGAAATACCTGAGAACACGGTAGAGGACTGGCTAGACAGATTTGAGACCTTTTCCATCTATGAGGTGTTTCCCCAAATTTTTGAGTTGTGGCAGCTCAATACGGAGACGCTTTCGAGCGCAAAAAAAAACAAAATCCCATAGATCGGGAGATGACAACTGCATTGCTGTTACTCCGGGCGGTGCAGCTCGGCATATCAGTCCGTGACTTAGAGCTGCTGACAGTGGGCATGGTCAACGATATGTACATAGAGGCCGAAAATGACAAATGCAGCTATAACACCATAGCATCCCAGGACGATATGGACCGGTTTTAAAGGAGCACTGAAATGGCGGATAGAATAAAAGGCATTACCATAGTAATCGGCGGCGATACCACCGGCCTGAGCAAGGCACTCTCCGGAGTAAACAAGCAGATTAGCACAACGCAGAGCAGCTTAAAAGATGTGGAACGCCTGTTAAAAATGGATCCCGGGAATACGGTCCTTCTGGAGCAAAAACAACGCCTGCTGAATGATACACTCGATGCGACAAAAGACAAGTTTGAGGTATTGAAGCGGGCAGAAGAGCAAGTCAAAAAGCAGTTTGAGAGCGGAGCAATCGCCCGTGAGCAATATGACGCCTTTAACCAGACGCTGGAAGAGTCAAGATTACGGATGGAGAGGGCTGCGGAAGCCGCCGAAAAGTTTAGCGCGTCTGGGGAAAAAATGGCGGCGGCAGCCGGGAAAATCAAAGAAAAGGCGGATGGGATATCAAAAGCATTTGCGCCGGCAACAAAAGCGATAGGGGCTATGGGCGCGGCAGCCATTGCCGCAGTACCCGCTACAGAGGATTTGAGAGCGGACTTGTCCAAGCTGGATCAAAACGCCAGAGAGGCGGCAGTTGGGATCGGGATCGCAAGAGACGCCTTCCGCGATCTGTATGTCGTTACGGGCGAGGAGGACAGCAGTGTTGAGGCGGTGTCCAACCTCTTACAGGCGGGGTTCACGGAAAGCGATTTGCAAGTGGCTGTGGAAGGACTCGCCGGTGCGGTTACGAGATTCCCGGATACACTAAAAGTAGAGAGCTTGGCGGACAGTTTGCAAGAGTCTCTTGCCACAGGCAATGCGACAGGACAGTTTGCGGAGCTGTTAGACCGGCTGGGAGTCGGGGCGAAAAACTTTTCTGACGGGCTAGCTGCCGCAGGCACGGAAGCGGAAAAGCAGAGACTTGTATTAAGCACCCTGGCCCATGAGGGACTTACAGACACCTATAACGCATGGGTAGACAACAACGAGGCCCTCGTTGAGGGGCGAGAAGCAAACATAAAATTTAAGGAGACCTTGGCTAATCTGGCGGAGCAGGTACAGCCACTCATCACCAAAATCACAGAGCTTGCATCCGTTTTTTTGGCGTGGTTTAACGATCTTGACGACGGGAAACAAAGGGTAGTTATCGCTATGCTTGGAATCATTGGCGCTATCAGTCCGCTGGCGAGTATGGTGTCAAGCATATCCTCTATACTACCGGCGTTCACGGGACTGCTGGATGGGGTAAATATTAAATTGCTCGGCATATCTGCGGCTATTATTGCGATTGTCGCGCTCGGAGCATCCCTAGCGGATGCGTGGGATGATATGAGTGGGATTCAAAAAGCGGCAGCCGCCTTTGGGATGATTACGGCTGCCGCATTGACGGCGGCTGTCGCGATTGGCGCGTTTCACTCGGCGTGGTCATTGGGGGCTGCGGTAGTGAGCATTGTGGCGGGCCTTGGCCTCGTGGTAGCGATGATAAAATCTGCAACAAACGAAGCAAAATCCGCAGTCGACTCCATGAACAGTACCGTGCGAAGCAGTGGCATGAATATCCCAGGATTTGCAGACGGCGGTGTGGTGCGCCCCAATTCCCCGTTCCTCGCCATGCTTGGAGACAATAAGAGAGAACCAGAAGTCGTTGCACCATATTCAACGATCAAAAAGGCGGCAGCAGATGGATATTCTGAGGTTGCCGGGAGGACGGGGGTACAGAGATACGTCGGGAGCACAAGGCCGGTCAACATGACCATTGATGGAGTGACATTCGCCCGGCTGTCCATGCCCTATATGCTGGACGAGCTGTCAAGGCGTGGCGTCCGCATTGCAGAGGGATGACATATGAGTGTTGTTATGGATGGTATTACATACCAAGTGCGGGTAAAGATAGATAGCTTGGGGAGGTCATTCAGAATCCCAGACGGGGAAAATGCGGGGGATTTGCTTTCCGGGCGGTATTCCAGGGATATCATCGGGACCTATTACGACTATACGATGGAGGTTGAGCCTGACCCCAGGCATCCGCAGGATTATGACAGCTTTTTCGAGGCAATCAGCGCCCCAGTGGACAGTCATAGTATTACTGTGCCATATGGTCAGAGCACACTCACATATGACGCTATGGTGACGGAGGGAGAGGACCGCGCGGGGGCAAAGTTCGGCGGTGTGCAAAGGTGGCATGGCTTGAGCATAAACTTCACGGCGATCAAGCCAAAAAGGCTCCCGGAGTAGGAGGGCGATGTGCAAAACAGGATCGTATACGGAGACAAAGAATTTACCCACGACCAGATCAAATCAGGGAACTGTTATCTCGCTGTCTCTCTGATATCTGATAGCTTGGAGTTCAACACATTGTCGGTAGTCGTAGAGACTACCGACAACAATATCCGAAATTTCCGGCGAGATGCGCCCCTCGAATATTATTATGGGGCGCGTCGTGTCGGGCTGTTTTACGTGCAAAGCATTGAGCGAGAGACGGCGAATAAATATAAGATATACGCAATCTCCACAATGGGGCTACTGGATGCCCGCAAACACTACGGGGGTATGTATTCGGGTCAGACAGCCGGTGCGGTGATTGCGGATATCTGCGGCGGGTTGCCCGTAAATGTACAGGGCCGTTTGGCTGAGCGTAAACTATATGGATGGCTCCCGTACTCTGATAGTGCTAGGTCAAATTTGGCACAGGTGCTCTTTGCAATAGGCGGAACTGTAAAAACAGACCTTGACGGAGTGATCCGAATAGAAGAGCTTTGGAGTGGTACCATTGGCGTGATTCCGGACGATAAGATGTTCCGCGAGGGCGCAGTGGTGGGATATGATGATAGATATAGCGCCCTGATCCTCACGGAGCATCAATACATCCAAGGCGGAGAAGAGCGCACGCTTTTTGAGGGTGAAACAGTCGGCGGTGACGTGGTGACGTTTGATGCGCCGATGTACGGCTTACAAGCGTCCGGATTTACGATTTTGTCGTCTGGCCCAAATCATGCCGTGTTGTCCGCTGGAGCGGGTACGCTCACAGGATTTTCTTACGTGCATAATAGCCGCGAGGTACGGGAAATCGTGGACGCAACTGCAGCGGAAAACGTCAAGACCATTTCTGACGCAACCCTTATCTCGCTTGCAAACTCTGTAACCGTTGCCGAGCGATTAGCGGCATATTATAGGAGCTCCAATTATATACAGGCCGGTGTGGTATATGACACGCAGGACCCAGGCGATGTAATGGACGAATTTGACCCATTTGAGCGGCAACTTGGGACTGCGTGTATCCAGAGCCTGGATATCAACATTTCCGGCAAACTCAGGGCAACGTGCAAAAGCCTGATCGGCTATCGCCCTCCTGCGCCAGATGATACGCAGTATTATGATTATGTGGAGGTATTATCCGGCCAAGGTACATGGACCGGGCCGGAAGGGATAACCGATATAACGGCGGTCCTGATCGGCAAAGGACAGGATGGACAAGCTGGACAAAATGGGCAGCCAAGCGAAAACACAAAAATTATTGTCACCTCGGAAGAGTCGAAAGGCGGGGGTACCTGGAGCTGCTCCGCCGGTACACCCGGTGTAGGAGGAGAAGGAGGAGAAGGAGGAGAAGGGGGTAAAATACTCCGCGTGGAGATGGAGATACCCACGTCTGGAGGGATTACATATAACACGACAGCAGACGAGGTTGTCTTTGGCGAATATACATCCGCAAACGGTACGGCCATGCCGAGCGGATATACTGATCTGCTGACCGGCACCGTATACGCCAAGAGGGGGAATGACGGCGTAAAGGGCGGTGACGGCGGCGATGGTGGCGATCTATCCGATCACACAGGCGGTTATGACGGAGAGAGCGTATACGTTGATTTGGGCGGAAAAGGAAGTGAAATGGCGGAGCAGCCGGGGGTGGGGCTAAATCGAAAATTCGCAGGAGCTGGCGGCGGTGGAGCAGCGTATGGGGCCCCTGGTAACAACTCCAAGAGTTGCTTTTTGGTCGGTAATGGTGCAAATGCGAGCGATGGACAGGATGGGGAAAATTATGGATGCGGCGGCGATGGTGGTAATGGCGGTGGTGGCTCCGGCACAAACGGTGCGGCCAGAATCACGGCAGAAGCGGGTGCCGCACCAGAGGGCATTTGGTATGACCCGGACAATGGCACCGGCGGCATAGCAGGGGCCGCTGGGCACGGAAAATCCGGTTGTGTCCTGGTGTATTACCGTAGACCTGTACCGACTTATGCCGGAGCATTTGTGGAGGCTGGCGGCCATTTTATGGTCGACGCATCCGGACGGCTTATCATTGTGTGAGGTGACTTATGACACAAGATGAATTTAACACGATGCTCAGGGCGGCTTTATCCGATGGGCTACCAAGTGGGTACTATACAAGCCAATACAATGGGGAAGAAATCGATAAATCCATAACCAAAACATATCAGCTCACAGGGCGTAATCTGCTGGACAATTGGTATTTTGCGGATCCGATCAATCAGAGAGGGCAGACTGAATACAGCCTTGCTTATTCTTATGGCCTTGATAGGTGGATCCAAAATGGGATTACTGTAACCAATACTGGCGATGTTATCGCTATCTCCGGGAGCATCGGAGACGATAAAATTTATCAATTATTAGAAGATACAAGTTTGGCATCAAAAACCCTTGCTGTATCAGTGCTGTATGGCGGAGTGTTGACTACTCTTACTGGCGTACCAAACACTTCCCCGTCAAAGCTTGGCTCTAATTGTGCTCTATATTTAGGTCTTGTGGGCGGGCGTCCGTATTGTCAATTTTCGCCGGCCACCACAGGACAAATCGTTGCCATCAAACTCGAACTCGGCACACAGCAGACCTTAGCGCGCAAAGCTGCAGACGGTACGTGGGCGCTGATCGACCCGCCGCCTAATAAGGCGGAAGAGCTGGCGAAGTGTCAGAGGTATTTCTACAGAAAAAAAAGCACTGGTTCCTATTCATATTATGGCAACGGTTATATCAACTCCGCAAATGGTGCATTTATTTTCGTTAATGTGCCAGAAATGCGAGTCGTGCCGACTGTTGCGGCAAGCGGCAAGTTTATATTAAGCATACCAGGAACAGCAATTTCAGTTACTTCAATTTCTCCCGGCGGGGCATCCACTAATGGGTTTAATAGGATTTCTGCATCTGCTACAAACTCGTTAACATCTAATACGCCGGTAATGCTGCAAGCAAACAATGACGCGTCTACATACATTGACTTTTCCGCAGACCTATAAGGAGGCAACAACATGGAAGGAACAAAATCCAAAGTGTACGTCCTCCTTGACGGGGACAAGATCATCCGCTGCGAGGGCGGGTATACCATGAGCAACATCCAGGACATTGACGCCTGGACGTACATCGACGAGGGCAGCGGCGACCGCTACAACCTGTGCCAAATCCACTACTTTGACGGGGGCTTATACACTGACGATGGCATCACCCGGTATAAGCTGGAGGACGGTCATGCAGCAGCACGTACCGATGAGGAGATCGAGGCGGACCGTGCAGCGCTGCCCAAGCCATGCCCTCCTGACCTTGCGTCTCGCGTGGAAGCACTAGAGGAGATCACCGCAGCAATTGAGAGAGGGCTATCCACATGAGACTAAGAGCAACAGGCCAAACGCTGGAGTTAGTAGAGTCTGAACGACTGGTATCCGGGTCGGTAGAAATCTACACGGCAGCATTTGAGTTTGATCCGGCCTGGGATGGATATGCAAAAACAGCGGTGTTTACAGACGATATGGGCCGCAGCGCTGAGATTGCATTGACAGATAATACATGCACAGTCCCATGGGAAATCCTTCGTGCGGGCAGGTACATCCATATAGGCATATATGGAGTAAATGGGGACAAGCGATATCCGACGATTTACACAGCGAACGGTCTCAGGGTCTTTGAGGGTGCATTGCCCGCAAACCCATCTCAGCCCCCGAGCCCCACAGAGTATGAGCAGCTATTGAGCATGATCGGAGACACAGCTGCCCTTAAAACCACGGACAAGTCCTCTTTGGTTGCGGCAATCAATGAGATATACCAAGCAGGCGGCGGCGGAAAGTCCGTTACAGATGCTCAGGTAAATGGGGACGGCGACCTTATTATTACTCTGTCAGACGGCACCACCATCAACGCGGGGCATGTAGTGGGCGCGGATGGTGCGCAGGGCCCAGAGGGACCTCAAGGGCCGCCCGGCGCGGAAGGAGAACAGGGACCAGCGGGGCCCAAGGGAGACACCGGGGAGCAAGGCCCGCAGGGGCCGAAGGGCGATACCGGTGCCCAGGGATTGCAAGGCCCAAAAGGAGACCAGGGGGAACAGGGCATCCAAGGCCCGCAGGGGCCAAAAGGTGACACCGGAGACACCGGCCCGCAGGGTCCCGCAGGTGCGGATGGCGTCGGCCTCCCCACGGTGACCGCAGAGGACAACGGCATGTATGCGGGCGTGGTGGACGGAGCGTGGGGCAAGGTGAGCGCGCCGGGTGGGGGCGGCGCTATGCAGGTCATCAAGAATATCAGCCTAACAGAAGCTGTTGTAAAAATAGAACTCGGAATATCCGCGACAGATTATGCCTATATGCTGATTTTAATCTCTGTCCCTGCGACAGGGTCGGGAGGTACAACAAATTACTGGCTTGGGGACAGCATCCATCAGATAAGCAGCAACCTTGCATGGTATCAGGCTTACACGAATGCGATTGCGGCCAGTGCTTTAGAAATATTTAAGCTGTCTGACAATACGATTTGGACCAAATTGCAGCTTGGGGCTACACCGACGACAAGGGATGCAATGAAAGCCTACGGAGTTGAAACATCGGTTGGAACGGGGCTGTATTTGCAGCAACAAAACAGCTCGAACAGTTTCCCGGTTGGGACTACTGTGAAAGTATATGCACTGATTTAGGAGGGGGGGAGCACGTGAGGGTTTATGATAACGGCATCTACCGCGACGCCACAGCAGAAGAACTCGCGGAGCTGGAGGCCATGGGACAGGCCCAGCCCCCCATCTCGCCCACAGTGACGGAACGGCTCTCCGCGCTGGAGGCGGCCATGCTGGAGCTGATGATGGGAGGGACAGGCGATGGTTGAGTTTATCCGCATTCAGTATCGTCTGGGCCGTCTGACGGCGGAGCAGGTGTGCTTCATGGCCCCGAAGTGGATCACCGCCGATCAGGCGGAAGAGATTATCCATATGTGACAGGCCAACTTGGCCGGAAAGGAAAATTATTATGAAGCATCTGTACGAGTACATCAACGAGATCATGGACATCGCCGCAGTCAATCACGTGGAGCCGCAGAACGCCAAGGATATGTTTTTGGCCAACGTCAGGAACGCCGGGGACCCCACGCTGCCCCACTACAGGGGTGCGGGGGATGTGGACTACGCCGCGCTGGCGGAGGACCTGCCCAGACTGACCCGAGAGGGCGCGGCCCTCGCTCAGGCGGTATTTGACCACTACAGTGAGCTGGTGGAGCTGCGCGGGGCGGGGCGGTACGCCGAGGCGGTGGAGCTGATGCGCGGGGCTGTGGAGGCAGAGTCAAACGGACTTTGCGACGACGATGAGTAAGTACATCGCCTCCATCCCGCTGGGGGACATCGAGCGCATCCAGATATACATCAACCGATCAGTTAAGACCCTGGCCGAGATCAAGGCGGAGACCGGGGCGGACTATCTGATTAACGGCGGACTGTACCAGGGGTCCCAGGCTGTGTGCCACCTTCGGGCGGACGGGCAGACCTATGCTAAGGACCCGTATACCTACTGGGGCTATGCCTGGGGCACAGGGCCGGACATCACCCTGCGCTCTGTCCCTGCGGCGGAGCGACGGAATTACATCTGCTGCGTGTGTCTGCTGCGGGGCGGAAAAGCCGAAATGCTGATCTATAACCGAGATGTGGGGGGCAGCAGGCCCAGGACAGCCATAGGGCTCAAGGACGGGGAGCTGTGCCTCTACTGCACCGACAGCGGGCGGACCCCAATGGAGCTCCAGGCCGAACTGCTGGCCCTGGGGTGGGAGAGCGCCGTCATGCTGGATGGCGGCGGCTCCTCTCAGTGCGATCTGGTGGGGAAGCGGATTGTCAGCAACCGGAAGGTACACAACCTCATCCTGGTCTACACCAGAAAGAGGGCCCCATCCGAGCCCAGCGACAACGACAAGGAGGACAAGCCTGTGGACGACATCACCCAGGCCGTTATGACCAACAGCGACTGCTACAAGGCCGGGAGGACCATCACCCCCAAGGGGATCATGGTACACTCCACCGCCACCCCGGGGGCGGACGCCCAGACCATCCGGTCCGCCTGGGACCGGTCAGGTGCGGAGGCGGCGGTCCACTACATCATCGACGACCAGCGCACGCTCCAGACCCTGCCGGACACCTGTCGGGCGTGGCACTGCGGCGGGGCGGCCAACAACACCCACCTAAGCATGGAGATTTGCGAGCCCCAGGAGTGCAGACTCATCCCCGTGGAGTGGGTGGCCCTCAAGCGGGGGTCCTCCGGCTGGGCGGTCAAACGGCTCCAGATGGAGCTGCAGGCCAGAGGATACGACCCCAAGGGGGTGGATGGCTCTTTCGGCCCCGGGTGTGACGCGGCGCTTCGGGCCTGTCAAAAAGACCTGGGGCTCACGGCGGACGGGTCCTGCGGACCGGCCACCCTCGCCAAGCTGGCAAGCCGTGACGGCTCGTATCTGGCTTACAACCCCCAGGATACCGCAGCATATTTTGAAGCCGTGTGGGGGCGCGCCGTGGCCCTGTGCGTCCGGCTCTGCAAGACCTACGGCCTAACCGCCGCCGACATCCTGTGCCACTCCGAGGGCTATGCCAAGGGTATCGCCTCCAACCACGCGGACGTGATGCACTGGTGGCCTTATCACAGCAAGACCATGGATATCTTCCGGGCGGCGGTGGACAAGGCATTGGGCGCGCAGGAGCCGGATTACCGGGCCCAGGTACAGGCGCGCTTCGGGCTGGCCGAGGAGACCATGGACTACCTGGAGGCGTACCGATACGGCGCGGACCTGCTGCAAAAGCTGGCCGCGGCAAATTAGGAGAGGAGTACTTATCATGACCAACAAGATCAGCGCGGGCACGATTGCCCGGACCGTTGTACTGCTGCTGGCCCTGGTCAACCAGGTGCTGAGCATGCTGGGCGTCCAGACCATCCCCATCGCGGACGAGGACATCAACACCCTCATCGCCACCGGCTGGACCATCGCCGCCTCCCTGGCGGCGTGGTGGAAGAACAACAGCTTTACACAGGCCGCCCTTGCAGGGGACGCCCTGAAGGACGAAATCAGGGCCAGGGAGGAGTAAGCCATGGCGGAGGACATCGCGGTCAAGGTGGCCGAAATTGAGCAGCGGAGCAAATCGAACACCCACCGGCTGGACAAGGTGGAGGAGCGACAGGACAACCTGGACAAGCTGGTGTCCTCCGTGGAGGTGTTGGCGACACGGCAGGAGACGGTGGAGACCGACGTGAAGGAGATTAAGAGCGACGTGAAGGCTCTCACCGAGAGGCCCGCCAAGCGCTGGGACGGTATCGTGGACAAGCTCATTTGGCTGGCCGTCTCGGGCGCTGTGGGATTCCTTGCGGCACAGATCGTGAGATAGTCGTAAAAAGGCCCCCGCCGTCCAATTTGGATGGCGGGGGCTAATCTAATCAGACGCATCGGCGGCTTTTGCGCCAAACACAGGCGCATTATCCAGCATTCGGCCTGTGCGCGGGTCCCTGCCGGGATCATGGGCTACCCACTCCTCAGCGCCGCATTTGGGGCATTGCTCACCTATGTGCCAGTGGCCATAGGGCTCTTCGCCCGTCGGAGGGTCCCAGCGGCATGGCCCGTAACAGCGGCCGCAGATCACTACAACGCGATGATGGTACAGCGCCATATCAATCATCCTTTCCTGGCGCAGGGGTTGGATTCCGTGTGTAATTTCGTGTGCAATTTTTTGTTTTTTGATGAGTGATGAGTCATATACAACATCAACACATCACAAAATAAAAAACCTGCAATAAATTGCGACTGTAAGCAAAAACCCCGAAACGTAGATTTCTCAACGCTTCGGGGTTTGGAGCAGGTGAAGGGAATCGAACCCATATGAAAAACGCCTATACCCATTGATATAAAAGGATTTAGATATTTGCATGTGTAATTTCGTGTGCAAATTTTTTATTTGCGTCGTCCACGATGGACTCAAAATAGGCGTTTATCATATCATCGGCAGTGTCCCTATCAGACGAAAAGACGTGCTGGTATACTGATTTCATGGTATTGTCCGTAGCCCATCCTCCGCGCTTCATGGCGATTTTATCGACGATGCCGAGGGAGAGCATGACAGAGGCATTTGTGTGGCGCAATCCGTGCACTCCCACAAACGGGATACCAGAGCGCTCAGAAATTTTTTTGAGGTTATTGTAGATCACGCTGGGGTCCATCTTAAAAACCCTGCCGCTGCGCTTTGAAATATCCGGTTGATATGAATCCAACTTTGCCAGAATATACTCGGGGCAGGAAAGTACACGCCGAGAAGAAGCGTTTTTGAGTTCGCTCTTCTCCACGTATTCCCCGTCCTCGTTTGGCACTAAAGCGTGTTCAATTTTTATTTTTTTCCCGTCGAAATCGATGGACTCCCATTGGAGCCCCATAATTTCTGATCGCCGGAGGCCCAACCACACCGCCAATAGGATCGGGAGCTCGGCAATGTTTCCCTGACAGGCGGTGATGAGCTCAACGATTTGGGAAGCATCTAAATATGCGTGCTCCTTTTTAACCCTTTGAGGGTATTTAAGCCCCCTTGTATTGATCTCCTTGTAATCTGACAGGACTGCTGCAACCAAGCCTATAGCATTCTTTAACGTCTTGGCGGAACATGTTTTTGCGTCGTCGCTGATCGCCTTTTGCAGGGCAGCTTTGTCAATATCCCGTATACGGGTCTTCATTAGCGATCTGAAACGGTTTTTTTGTATCCCCCTATATCCCATGATGGTGGCAGGGGAGAGAACGGCACGCCGCTCTTCAATGTATTTGTTGATTGCTGCGTCCAGTGTGATACGGTCCTTCGGCGTTTCCAACTGCTCAATCAGGCCGGCCCTCAAAGCAACAGCCTTTGCTTGGCACACATCCGGAGCGGCGTCAACCACGCTGACCCGCTTCCCGGCCACCATTACTTGGCATCTGTATTGCCCTGACGGCAGACGCTGCGGCGTGGGCAATTTGGTTTTCATTGACAGAATCCTCCCATCTGGGTAAAATGGAAGGGTAGCCGCTGCTCTGTGGTCTACACCTTCCCGCCGCTCCTGGTGTGCCAGCACCGGGGGCGGCATTTTTATTCTAGTCCGACCTGCGCTTTCGCCGTCACCTTTCCGCCTTGAAATGTGACATTTGCGTTTGCGCCAAGGACCCCCTCGCCCTCCCAGGTAAATATTACAGTATAATATTCGTTACCAAAGCCTAAGTCAGAGGAGGCAAGTTCCTCGCCTCTAGACCCTATGATGTCAAATACCTCTTGGTACTCCATCCCCGTTTTGATTTCGTTGTACTCTGCCAAGCTGATTGTGGGGGGATTATATCCGCTGTACTCATACGTTTCAAACAAACTGTATGTATTTTTTCCGTTCAGATACGTCGCATAGATTTCTGAGCTATTATCGATATTAACAACATATAAAATGGTGTTTTCAATTCCGAGTTCTGCTGCAGCCGTCATTGCGTCCATCGATGCAATGGACCATGATTCCGCGTCTGCGGCCCAATTTTCTGGGGATTCGCCCGAGTTTTTTGCCAGCGTAACAGAGTCACTGAGTTCTTGGCTCGACGCGTATATCTCAAGTTTTTTCCCGGAGGCCTTTAGCGTGATTTCATCTTCAGAGAACAGTCCACTTAAACAATCCAAAACAGAAGAATAATCTCGGCCAGAGTCCGGCTGTAATGATGCCGATGCTGCTACGGACTGAGCAGGCACATCATTTTGGGGTGTTGCTATTGGCTGATTTTGTTTGGCCTCAGATGAGCAAGCCGTTGCCGCAAAAATAATACAGCAAACGGATAGTGCAAAAAACATTTTGCGCATCACTTTAAACGCTCCCTACCCAATAATATTTTTTATCATATCATTTATCCCACTGAAATAAAGGTAATTCGAGATGAGCACGTATGCGATGACCACAACAAATATGGCAACGATGGCGATAAATGCAATCCTGGTAATACGCTTAGAGCCCTCTTGTGGATCAGTGTGCCGACCGCAGTTTGGGCACTTTTTACCGCTGTACTTCGCTCCACACCCCGGACATTTCATAATTTCTTCCTCCTCGTAACTATATGTCCCATAATCCGTACTATTGCACAAAAAAGTCAAGTTTGTCGAAACGCTTAAAATATATAATGAAGTTTGGTAATATTCAGGACTTGATTTATTAGAACTAATGTTCTATACTGATGCCACTGACAAGGCCGGGAGAGTTGTGGGAAAGGATGGACTATGGAGGAAAGAATTGCCAGTGACAAAAATAAGTGTCGTGTGGTAAAATTAGGAAGAGCTCAAAACAACGGAAGCGCTCCCGTAGAAGGGAGTACATTTATGCCAAGCGACAAAGCGGAGATATTGCGCCTTTTTCCGCAACTTACGGATGAGGAACAGGCGGTTATTCTCGACTTGATAAAATCCCTTTTATCTGGGCAAGAATCAAGCGTTGCTGCTCCGGTGTCAATTGGTCGATAAGTCCTGAAATTTCAGACGCTGGCCCACTCTCGGAACCGGGGGTGGGCCTTATTTCATATCCGGTTTCCAGCAACTCATCTCCGGATACACCTAATATTTTTGACAGCTTTTTGAGTTTCTGGACATCTGGCTGCCTCTTTTCGGTCTCGTATCCGCAATATGTGCTTTTATCTATACCCATTAAATCGGCGACTTGCTGTTGGGTGAGGCCGCGCCTCTCTCTTGCGGCCCTAAGGTTTTCACTAAAACTCATGAGACTCACTCCTTGGGTGCATTATCTCACGATGTTGGCGCATTGTCAACTTTTTTGTGCTTCCCCTCTTGACAAGTTGGCGATTCGCCATTATACTATACCCAGGTTGGCGAAGCGCCAACGATTGGAGGTGTGGAAATGTATCCGAACTTGCTCGGTCAAAAAACGTATCGCCATCTGACCGACGAAGATATGGCTAAGATCATAGGGGTCAGCAGAACCGCATATCAGCAAAAGATAAAGAGCGGGCGCTTTTCGGCGGACGAATGCAAGGCATACTGCTCGTATTTCGGCAAGCGATTTGAGTACCTATTTGCCGAAGACGGCGACCAATACGCCAGTTAGGCAGGAGGGGAGGAGGGAGAGATGAAGCTACTCATAGAACAGGACGACGGGTCGATAGTCGAGCTTAAAGAACTAGTAGGAGCCGACGATGCCGCGGATGTCCTGATCGCACTTAGCACACACCATCTACAGTCAGACTACAGGATGCGTATCGAGGAGGAGATGACCAGGATCACAGGAAAACGTTGGGTCATCTTGCCCCCGTGCATTGAAAAAGTTGTGGGGATTAAGTCAAGAGCGAAAGAGCACAACTAGAGAGATGGTGATGGGTGACAAAAAGGAGGAACCACAATGCCGAAGATAAGGCCGCTCACCAGTGAGGGACGGGAGGCAGAGCAGACCAAAAAGTGTAACGATGTCCTGGCTGTGGCGCTCCGGCGGCATAGAGTAGATACGGGTATCCAGGACCAAGTACTCTGTAAATCCCTCGGGATCAGCAGAAACGCCATTATTAACTACAAACGGGACCCCGGTGTGATGACACTGGATATGGCCCGGAAGGTATCCCACGCCATTAAGGTGAGCCCAGAGGATTGGCTTGCAATTGGGGGTTACAAAGTATGATCCCCCGTCGCGATCTGGCCCTTTTGGCGCTGATCCCAGCCATCTACCTTGCGGCCTGCTGCGGAGTCAACGCACTGGACGCGGGCCCGGACATCGCCCACACGCTGGACAAGCATCCTGGCGGGCCTGTGCTGGTACGTGAGCTGATGGAGGCAGAGTTTATCAATCCCACTCCATTATCGGACGAGCTGTACATAGTCCTGCTGGATGCCTGCGAGGAGAGCGGCGTAGAGGTGCCGCTTGCGCTTGGCGTGATCGAGGTGGAGAGTGGTTTTGACGTGGACGCGGTGAGCCCTGCGGGCTGCTATGGACTCATGCAGCTTAACCCGGAGTACTTTCCCAGCGGCCTCACTGCGGGGGAAAACATCCGGACGGGCACGGAGTACCTTGGGAGCTTGTTGGACCGCTACGGAGACACAGGCGCGGCCCTGACGGCGTACAACGCAGGCCACGACACCGGAAACCGTGGGTATGCAGAGAAGGTGATCGGGGCGGCTGAGAAATGGGAGGAGGCGCTTACAGCGTGAGAGAGAACCTGCGGAAGGCAAGAAAAGCGGCTGGGCTGACCCAACAGGCCATATTGATTTTGTCTCTCCAAAAGAGGCAATGGATATTTCGGGCCTCCTTAAATAGCACGTAACGGGAGGGCCAAACATGAACATCACCGAACGCCGGGAAATCTACTACTGGGCAATGTCACCCAAAGCGCCGCTGTGCGCGAACTGCAAGCATTTCCACCTGCATTACATCAAGGACGGCATACTCGGCTACAGGCCAGCCAACAGCGGGCATTGCTGTTATCCGAGGCTAAAACTGCGGAGAGTATACGACACTTGCAATTATTTCACGGGAGAAAAAGGAGGAGACACATGAATTACAAAGGTATGGACGCAAACATGCAATGCAGAGGATTTCAATATGAAGTTGGAAAAGAATATGAGACGGACAAAGCAGTAGCATGCGAAGCGGGATTCCATGCGTGCGAATATCCGCTCGATGTTTTTAAATATTATCCTCCGGCAAAAAGCCGATATGCTGTCGTCGAGCAAAGCGGAAAAATCAGCAAATCCGGTGAGGATACAAAAGTTGCATCGACAAAGATTAAGATCGCAGCCGAAATAGGTATTGCAGAATTGGTAAGAGCAGCCGTTGAATATACAAAGACACATGCCAAAGAAGAGCCCGGATGGCACGCTACGGGCCCCCGGGGCGCTGCGTCTGCTACGGGCCCC